ACTTTTACATTCCAAGTTCTGCCAATATTTCCAACAGCAGGAGGCGCAGCACCAGGAGCGCTAACTGACACTTGGACAATGACAGTAATTGGACAACCAGCAGAAAGCTTTAGCTAAGAGATCGGAGCATCGGGAGCTATGAAATTACCAATAACAATTGAATATAACTCAGGCGAGAGTGCAACTTATATTGCGCAACCGCCTGAGTGGGCTAAGTGGGAGAAGCAGACTGGTCACACTTTGTCGAAAGCCCAAGAGGTAATCGGCATATGGGATTTGATGTTTCTTGCATACAACGCGCATAAGCGCGAATCGGCTGGCAAACCAGTAAAGCCTTTTGAGATTTGGATGGAAACAGTTGCAGATGTATCGACTGGACTATCCGACCCAAAAGCCACAAGCCTGGAAGCATCCGCAGAACTCTAGTCGAGTTAGCAATCCAGACTGGTATTCCGATGCAATATTGGGATGATGCGGACGATATAGCAACCGCAGCAGAGATTTTGGAGGGCAAGTGAGTTACGAACAGGGGCTAGCTTATGATCGTAAAGACTTATCCCAATTACTCAAAGCTTTTAAGGCTATGGATGCTGAAGCTACAAAAGTTGCAGCTGAGACTGGTTACGAGTTGTCTAAATTTACTGCTGGCAAGATTAAAAGCGCAGGCGCTGCCCGCACATTTAACAACAAAGCAGCCAGAAGAATCGTTGAGGGAGTATCCATCTCGCGAACCTCAAAAATTGGTCAGCTATCCTACGGCTTTGCGCGCCAGCGTTTTTCAGGGGGAGGCTCGACCAGAAGTCTATGGGCGGGCTTTGAATTTGGCTCATCAATCAAACTACGAAAAGACGGCAGAGTTAGAAGGCTCAATCAGTTTCCGACTTATTCTGGTCGATTTGGTAAGGGTAGTCGAGGGTGGTTCATATACCCAACCCTTCGCGCACTTCAGCCTGAATTAGTAAAAAAATGGGAACAAAAGTTTGCCGATATATTAAAGATTTGGGGTAAATAATGGCTGGTGATAGAACCCTTAAACTAAGTCTTTTAGCGGAAACAAAAAACCTAATTGATGGATTAAATAAAGGTAAAAAAGAAAGCGAATCTTTTGGAGAAAAAATTGATTCGATTAATCGCAAAGTCGGCCTAGCTTTTGCCGCTATGGGTGCAGCTGCTACTGCAATGGCGGTCAAATTTACCAAAGATGCAATAGGCGCTGCTTCCGATATGGAAGAAACAGTCGCAAAAATTGGCGTCATTTTTGGAGATAGTGCAAAAGAGATTGATAAGTTTGCCGCCACTGCTGCAACCAATTTAGGCCAATCAAAGCAACAAGCTCTTGATGCTGCAGCTAACTTTGCTATTTTTGGCAAAGCCGCTGGTTTATCTGGCGAAGCTTTGGTCGATTTTTCTTCTGATTTTGTATCACTAGCATCTGATCTTGCATCATTTAATAACACAACTCCAGAGGATGCGATTAATGCAATAGGGGCTGCTTTACGCGGTGAAGCAGAACCTTTACGCCGTTATGGTGTTTTGTTAGATGATGCGACACTAAGAGCAGCAGCCCTTGAATTAGGTATTTATTCAGGCACTGGGGCTTTGACCGCTCAACAAAAGGTATTAGCTGCACAAAAGGTAATTTTAGAACAAACCAATTTGGCTCAAGGTGATTTTGCTAGGACATCAGACGGCTTGGCTAACTCACAAAGACAAATTGCTGCATCCGTTGAAGATGCAAAAGCACAACTTGGAGAAGCACTTTTGCCCGTTATACAGGAACTGGCAACATTCACCAAAGAAGTTTTAGTTCCTGCTTTATCGTCATTTATATCTGGTTTGACTGGTCGAGATGGTTTGAAGGAAAGCCTTACAGAAACAGAAAGAAGTGCTGAAAAATGGGGCTCTCGAGTTCGTAAAGTTTTTGATATCGTTGTCGAATTAAAAGAAGTAGCAATTGCGACCGCTGCAATACTTACAACTATGTTTGTCGTTAGTAAAATTCAGGCAGGAGTGGTTGCCACAATTGCGTTAATAAACACATTGATAAAAGCTTATAATGCTCTTAAAGCCTCTGCTATAGTTGCTGGTATTGCAAGTGCTTTTGCTTTAAATCCACTTTTAGGCGTTGGAGCTACTGCAGGCGCAGCGGCAGTTTTAGCGGCTGGTAATGCTTTGGCTCGGCGTAATGATACCGGACAGGTATCCGCGAATATTGCTGGCACTGGTGGCAATACAGTTCCAAGTGCAAGTTTGCCTAGTGGCTTTACAACAGGCGCATCTATACCGAAAACAACAGGAGCACCTGCGATTACTGAGAGTGCAAGTCCAGCAGGCACTACTAGATCTAATAATGCACCTGCAGTTGCTTCAGCCCCAATAATCAAAACGCCAAGCGGTAATGCCATCCCTTCTAGCTTTGATGTAGCAGCAGCTAGACGCGGCGAAGAACGCGGCAATGTTATTGTCAATGTTAATGCCCCATCAGCCATAGATGAAGAAGGATTTACTAGAGCAGTTATCTTGGCGCTAAATCAGACTCAAGCCAGAACGGGTGGCGGGGGTAGCCAACTAGTCTTATGAGTATCTGGAATCCTGTCTATCGCGTTAAGGTAAATGGATCAACAGTTACTGGCGCAACACTTAGCGGCTTAACTATTACCTCTGGTCGCACCGATATTTACTCTCAGCCAATTGCTGGATATTGCAACCTGACACTTATTGAGACTGCTGAAGCATCAGTCCCCTTTGAGATTAACGATGCAGTAACTATCGAAGTGCAAGATTCCAGCGCTACTTTCGTAAATTTATTTGGTGGGTTTATTACAGATTTAGGCATAACAGTTAGATATTCGGGCTCAACAGCTACCAGCCAAGAAATTAAAATAGTCGCAGTAGGAGCTTTAGCAAGATTAAGTCGAGCAGTATATGTAGGCAACTTTCCTCACCAATTTGATGGGGACCGAATTCTCGAATTACTTAGCACAGTATTATTAAGTCAATGGAATGAAGTTCCAGCCGCCGAAACTTGGAACGGCTATAATCCGTTAGTTCAATGGCAGGATGCAGAAAATACCGGACTGGGAGAAATTGACACTCCAGGAGATTTTGAGCTGCACTCTGAGAGTAACTTAAATGACACAGTTTATAACCTAGCTTCTAGATTTGCGACTAGCGGCCTTGGTTATCTTTACGAGGATGCGCAAGGCCGAATCGGTTATGCAGACTCAACTCATAGATCAACTTATTTAGCAACTAATGGGTATGTGGATTTAGATGGAAACGATGCAATTGGACCAGCGCTATCAATCTTAAAGCGAGCTGGAGATGTAAGAAATTCAATAACTATTGCTTATGGCTCGAAAGGCAATCAAAGCACTACAGATAGCGATGAAGCGTCTATCAATCTTTATGGGCAATTGGCAACGACTATAGACACCACACTACGCAACCAAGGGGATGCCGAGGCTCAGGCAGCCTTCTATCTACTTATCCGCGCATATCCTCAATTTGCCTTTAGACAGATAACTTTTCCCGTAGCCAGCCCAGAAATACCTGATGCTGAGAGGGATGACTTGCTAAATGTCTTTATGGGCCAACCGCTTAACATAATCAACCTGCCAGCCAATATGGTCAATGGAGAATTTCAAGGATTCGTAGAAGGTTGGACTTGGACTGCCAGCCTTAATCAACTGAACTTGACTCTTAATTTGTCGCCTATAGCTTTTAGCCTTCAGGCAATGAAATGGATTGATGTTCCTTTGACTGAGTCTTGGAATACAATAAACCCAGCTTTATACTGGCTAGACGCTACAATCGTAGCCTAAGGAGAAATATGCCAAATACAACAAATTTCAGCTGGCCAACCCCAGCAGACACAGACCTAGTCAAAGATGGTGCAGCAGCCATTCGCAACCTTGGCAATGGTGTCGATACTTCATTAGTTGATCTTAAGGGTGGAACAACTGGACAGATATTAAGCAAGGCAAGTAATGCCGATATGGACTTTGCTTTTATAACTCCAAATGTAGGTGATTTGACTGAAGTCCAAGCTGGCACTGGTATTTCAGTAGCTTCAGGAACTGGCCCAATTCCAGTCGTATCTTTTGATTATCGCGCAGGATCAGCATTAACGCTTAATGCTAAAACTGCAACCTATACAGTAGTTTTAACAGATGCAGACCAAAAACTGGTAACAATGTCTGTCGCTAGTGCTAATGATTTTCAAATTCCAACTAATGCCAATGTGGCTTTTCCAGTGGGAACAGTAATAAATGTCATTCAAATTGGAGCAGGTCAGACGACTATTAAGGCTGTGACTTCAGGCACTACTACGATTTCATCAACTGGAGCAACTGCCACAGCTCCTAAGTTGAGAGCTCAGTTTTCCGCTGCATCTTGCATTAAGGTTGCTACTGACACTTGGTATGTTGTAGGAGATATTGCTTAATGTCATTACTCGGGATTATTGCTTCACAAAATTATCCGCGCACTTTTACAGTTGATTATTTAATTGTCGCTGGTGGCGGTGGCGGTGGGCAAGGCATAAGTGGTAATGGTGAAGGTGGTGGCGGTGGCGCAGGTGGCGTTCGTTGCACAGTGGGCGCAACTGGTGGCGGTGGAAGTTTAGAAAGTTCTTTATCGTTAAGTGCTGGCGTTAATTACAATGTAAATGTTGGTGCTGGTGGAGCCAGTGGGACATCTGGCGTTTTATCTGAGTTTGATATTTATGAGTCAGACGGCGGCGGTAGAGGCGGTTCTCAAGGTTATGCACCTGCTGCTGGTGGTTCTTCTGGTGGTGGATATGGCCGCACAGGAACAAATGACATTAGTCCATCACCAAGCACCGCTAATCAAGGTTTTGTAGGAGAGAACGGCACTTCATTTACTTCTGGTGGTGGCGGTGGTGCTGGTGAAGCTGGCGGCACAGATGCTACTCGAGCTGGTGGAGATGGTATTTCAACTGATATAACTGGATCATCTGTTTTTTATGGTGGCGGTGGCGGTGGAACTACTGGTGGTAATACTGGCGGCCCTGGCGGGGATGGTGGTGGTGGCGATGGCGATAGCGGAAGCGGACCAGAAAATGGTGATGCACAAACTGGCGGTGGCGGTGGCGGTGGTCGTTCCCCTGGTTCAACAAATGGCGGTCAAGGTGGAAGCGGTGTAGTTATTTTGCGCTATCCAGATACTCGCACTATTAGCTTTGGTGCAGGTGTTACAGGCACAGAAAGTTCTGCAAGCGGTGGATTTAAGAGAGCAACAATTACAGCTGCAACTGCTGGAACTGTGAGTTGGTCATAATGGCACATTATGCTTGGATTGATGAAAATAACCTTGTATTTAAAGTAACAGTTGGCGTTGATGAAACAGAATCAATCAATGAATTAGACCCTGAAACTTTTTACACTCAAGCAACTGGATATAACATTAAGCGCACTTCCTACAATCACAATATTAGAAAACAATATGCTGGCATTGGTTTTACCTATGATTCAGTCAATGATGTATTCATTGCGCCACAAACTTATCCATCTTGGACACTTGATGAAAACTTTGATTGGCAACCTCCAACGCCTAAACCCGAAGAAGGTTTGTGGTATTGGGATGAAGAAAGTTTAAATTGGATTGAAGTCGATGTCTAGACTATGTGCAGCAGGAGTCCAGCTAAGGGAGCAAATTGATGACGATTATCCTGATAGGGATCGTAAGTCTGATGGCTGGATTGCTGATGCTCGTCACCTCTCTAAAGGCACTTCTGACCATATACCAAGAGATGGAATCGTTAGAGCTATAGATATTGATTCTGACCTATCGGCACATAAGGAAGAAGCTTATGCGTTGGTGGAGAAGATTCGCAGGTTAGCAAAGAACGGCGATAAAAGAATAAAATACATCATCTTTGATGGCAAGATAATGAGTCCGATACTGGGTTGGAAGCGGCGTAAATATAATGGCGCTAATCCTCACCGGTCACATTTCCATATTTCATTTACAACTTTGGGAGACAAAGATGGCAGTTATTTCGAACTCGAAGGAGACATTAATGAGAGACCTAAAAAAAGCCGCCGAAAGCTGGGCAAAAGCGTTCCTAGCAGCAGCACTAGCGACCTATCTAGCGGTGGGATTCGACCCTGCTGCCATTGCAAATGCAGCTCTAGTATCAGTCTTGCCTAGCATCATCAACTGGCTCAACCCTAACTATGAGCGTTACGGCAAAGTCCGTTAATGCCAGCGGCTGAATTGGCCACCTTAGTAGCTTCAGTCTTAGGATCAATAGCTTTACTAATTGCTGGTCTACGCTACATAATCAAATTAGAGAATATTCCAATAGTGTCGCGCCTTGATAAAATGGAGTCTCAGCTAGAATTGGCGCTAGCGAAGGGAGTCAGAAATGGCAACGCGAAAGCGCGTAAGTAAGAAGCCAGTCAAGCGTCCTAAAAGACGAAGGACTACTAAAGAGACACCGCTAACAAAGCTTGATTTCTGGGCTATTGCAGCCAATGAAGTTTATAAAGCTTGTCGTAGAGCTGGTATGGATGAAGGCACTTCTCTAGCCTTTGCTATGGATCGTAGCTCTTATCCTGATTGGATAGTGCCAGCCGATGACCCAATAAAGAAAATTGGTTGGGAAGATGGCGAGGAAGATAAATAATCTACTTCCGCGAGGTTGAGCTCTTTGAGGCTCTCAAGTCGCTTTATCCAGACTTGCAGCCTTTATCAGCGACCGACCGAGCAGATGGCGTAACCCATAACGCGTTTATAGAGCTTAAGTGTCGCAGGACTCATTACGATACTTTGATAATTGAGAAGAAGAAGTGGGACTATCTGGCCGATATAAGGGCTAGAACGGGCGCTAAGACCCTATACATTAATTCGACACCTAGAGGGGTCTATCAATGGGACTTAGGGGCTGTGAGCGAGCCTGAGTGGGCTCTAAAGCGCCTTCCTATAACAACCGACTTTGCCAACAAAGCGACTAACGAAAGACTGGCTGGCTTCTTAGATATTCGCCACGCCGAGCTATTACTTGTTTAAATAGATTTAAGCAAATACATTTAGCCCGTAAATCCATTTGTGGATTACAGAACGGGAGCATAAATGATAAATAAAGTAGCTCTAATTCGATTTGATTCTCAAGCAGGGGCTTGGACTGATGAGACAAATTGGGTTAAGGGATCAATAATAAGACGATTCGCTAAAGAGCGGATGGGTAAGAAGCA